GGTAGTCAGAGCCAACGGCACTCCCCCAAGTGCTTGTTGTGGCTGGCGATTCATATAGAAGAGATAGGGAGAAACACCGTGTCAGAAAATGACGAGTTCGATATTGACAACCTGGGTGACGATCTAGGTACAGATGTTGTTCGACAATTGCGCAAGGCTTACAAGGCTAAGCAAAAAGAGATTGAGCAACTTCGCAAGCAGGTTGAAGAATTTTCAACCGCTAATCGGAATAGTGTCATTGAGGGCACATTGACCGCGAACGGCTTGGATGCTCGCATGTCGAAGTTCATGCCTAACGAGGTAGTAACTACTGAGGATGTTAATGCGTGGATTAATGAAAACGCTGACATTCTTGGAATTAGTGCGGGCAGTCCTCAGGAATCTTCTGAGGAAGTCCAGGCCGCCAGTCGAATGGCTGACATGACCTCACATACTCCTGCCGCTAGCGCGGGAGACATTATGAGCCGCATAGAAGCGGCTGGTTCTCAAGAGGAACTAAACGAGGTACTGTTCGGCAATCCGAATGGTCCGGTTAAATAAACCAATCACTACTAAACCCTTTAAGGGGGTGAATCGCAAAAATGGCTGATAATTTTATCGACTCCGCAACTAACTCCGGTGCGTCCATCAAGACGCCGCCGACGGTTAGTAGCACACTCGCAGCAGGTGGAACGGGCACAGGCTTTGACGACTTGGTTGCGCGTGCATATGACAAGATGGTTGATTTCCAGTTGAGGTCCCAGGTTGTATTCCGGGACCTAGCGGATAAGCGTCCGGTACAGCAGGCTATGCCTGGTTACGCTGTGACGTTTTCGCTGTACAACGACCTCGCTAAGGCCACGACTCCTCTTGCTGAGGTGACTGACCTTGACGCGGCTGCTCTGGATGACGTTGACCAGGTGAGTGTTGTGCTCAAAGAGTACGGCAACGTTGTCGTTAACACCCGGTACGTGCAGGAGACTGCATTTGCAGACGTGGACCCGGCAATCGGGAACATCATCGCGTTCAACATGATCGACAGCCTTGACTCGGTTGTGTCTGCGGTTCTGAACGGCGCATCTGCCGGATAGACCGAAGACCTTGACGGTGCAACTTTTGGTGGCACCAACATCCGTAAGGCAGTTGCTAAGTTGCGTGGCGACAATGTGGTTCCGCGCCAAGGCCAACTCTACGCGGCTTACATGCACCCGGACGTTGCGTTTGATCTTCGCAGCGAAACCGGCGCGTTGTCCTTTGAGGACATTCGCAAGCACACGGAGCCTAACGTCGGGGCCATCCTTGACCAGACCACGGGCGTTTACGGTGGCACCTACGTCATCGAAACATCCCGCGCTCCTGTAGCAACTGCTACTGCTACCGGCGGCGAAGACGAGTACAGCACGTTCATCGTGGGCCAGCAGGCTCTCGCTGAGGCGTGCGCCGTTGAGCCGTCCGTGAAACTCGGTCCGGTTGTGGATCGACTTTCTCGTTTCCGTCCGGTAGGCTGGTATTCAGTTTGCGGCTGGGCATTGTATCGCACAGAAGCGATGCGCAAGATCACTTCGGGTTCAACGATTGGTGTCAACCCAACCTAAACCCTAAGTATAACACACAGGAGGGGTCGGCTCTGGTCGGCCCCTCCTGCGTTATGGAGATTTAGTGAAGATTCTTAGCACTCCCAAAATTACTGAAAAGTACGCGACTGACGCTTTATTTGGTGTGTTCGTTACTACCGAAACTCCTAAGACTCTATTAATCGAAAGTGGCTCTGGGTCACTGGTTTCATTCCCGTCTGCTGAGCGACTTCGACTCGCGGACTCTTATTACCTGGGTGGTCATCGTCACGAGTTGACGGATGCGCAGGTAACAGAAATTACTTCTGCAGGATTTAGTGCCTACATTGAGGACGTTTAGACAATGAGTAAATGCAGGACTGGTTGCCCTACCCAGGATTGTGGGTCGTGGGGGGCTTGCGCCCGTAACGCTAACTTCCGTTACGCGGGTAATTGGGCTGCAACGGTTAACCGGGATTTAAAGAGTTACGCTCGCGCTAAGAGCATGGGATTGCAGCCAGCGAAGAGCACCCACGAAGCGTCGATGGCGGCGATTAAGGCGGCTGGAGCATGAGCACTACCCTGGGTAACGTGGTTGATTCCACTCTCTTGTACTTGTCTGGCTTCACTAACCAGCAGGATCAGTCCACGTATCTTCTGGGCGGTTTAAACACTACTGACTTGACGGCTTCGATTAACGACGCATCAGGTATTTCTCGTGGTGTTGTTGAGATTGGCTACGAAATTATCCAGGTAGACAATGTTGACCGCGCTTCGCAGGCTATGACTATCCCTCCATACGGTCGTGGTTTTCGTGGCACTGACGCTGCCACGCACTCTGCTGGTACGCGAGTGGTTTCCTCCCCTCAGTTTCCTAGGTTCAGTGTTCGTCAGGCCGTGAACGACAGCATCAGTGCCGTTTACCCCGACTTGTTTGCTATTACTGACGAGTTCCTTACGGCTGACCCAACTAAAGTAAACTTTACTTTGACTAACACAAACGCACGTCACGTTCTTCGCGTGGCGGGTAAGCAGGTTGGTCCTTCTCTTGAGTTTGTTCCTATCCGTAAGTACGAACTTCGACCGTACACGTCAGGTGGTCCGTCTTTGAGCCTGTACGAGCAGCCGGTACCAGGGCAGCAGATTCATGTGCGCACGGCTGGTCCCCCGCAGCCATTGTCGGCAGACACTGATTTGTTTAGTGCTACCGGTTTACCAGATAGTGCGATTGATGTTGTGCGTCTTGGCGCTGCGTACCGTATGGTGCCGTACCTTGAAACACCACTGGTTAGTGGATTGAGTGCAACCGCTGATCTTGCGGCGAACATGCGTCCTATTGGCGCGGGTGAACGCCTTGGTAAGTACCTGCTGGGTTTGTATCGGACTCGCCTTGAAGAGGTCCGTCGTCAGCAGCAGGCTGAGAATCCGATCCGCGCACATTACGAGAGGTAGACATGGCGCAGACACGTTTTTATTCATCGACGGCGAGAAAGACAACGCTCGTCAGTGGCATTAACTCAACAGACACGTCTATTACTGTGGCGTTGGCTTCGGGTTACCCAACCAGTTACCCCTTTACGGTCATTATTGACAAGGACACGGTTGATGAGGAACTCGTTGAATGTACCAACGTCTCCGGCACTATCCTCACGATCACTCGTGGCGTTGATTCCACCACTGCCGTCGCCCACTCTGCGGGCGCACAGGTAGAGCACGGTTTTAGCGGTCGTGATTTTCGTGAGTCCCGCCAACACGAAGACTCAACGAACAGCGTCCACGGCATCGCTATTTCATCTAATGTTGTTGGTGAGACTGAGACTCAGACGCTAACGAACAAGACAATTACTTCTGCGACTCTGGGTGGTGACCTCGCTGCCGGTACGAATAAGATCACCGGACTTGGTGATCCGGTTTCAGCGCAGGATGCGGCGACTAAGAATTACACGGACACCGCTGCTACTAGCCAGGTCGCACAGGCGACCACTCAGGCCACGAACGCTGCCACTTCCGCTACTGCGGCTGCGACTTCTGCCACGGCAGCGTCAACGAGTGAAACAAACGCCGCGACTAGCGCGACCACGGCAAGCACAGCAGCGACTAACGCTGGTACGTCGGAAACTAACGTTGCTACTTCTGCGAGTAACGCTTCGACTAGCGAGACGAACGCTGCCGCTAGTGCTACTGCTGCGGCTACGTCAGCAACGAACGCGGCAACGTCTGCAACTAACGCTGGTACTTCTGAGACCAATGCTGGTACTAGCGCGACTGGTGCTGCTGCTAGTTCCGTTTCTGCCGCGAACTCTGCTGCGGCTGCTGCCGCATCGTTGGACTCATTTGATGACAGGTACTTAGGGTCTAAGTCGTCTGCTCCGACTGTTGACAATGACGGTGACGCGCTAGTTTCGGGAGCCTTGTTCTACCTGAACACGGGTACGTCGGAGCAGATCGGCATGTACGTCTATGACGGTTCTGGTTGGATCAAGGCGAGTGCCGCTGCAACAGCGTCCATCACTACTTACGAGTACACGGCTACTGGATCGCAGACAGCGTTCACGGGTAACGACCGGAACGGTGTATCGCTGACGTTTACGGGATCGCTTCTGCAAGTGTTCCTGAACGGTGTGCTGCTGTCGCCAGGTAATGACTACACGACTTCCACGAACACGGTAACTCTTGCCTGCGGTGCAACCGCTGGTGATGAAGTGTTGGTGGTCGCGTTCGCTTCGTTCTCGGTGGCGGACACTTACACGCAAGCACAAGCAAATGCGTTGTTTGCCACTCAATCGGAACTCGCGAGTGCGGGTTTCAGTCCAATTTTATTGATGGGAGCCTAAGTGGGCACGACATACAAGGTGCTAGGGCAGGCAGCGTCAAGCGCGTCGTCGCTCTCAGTCACCAACAAAGCGTTAACGAGCAACGTAGCGACGTTGACGTTGAGTACATCGCACTCTATTGGCGTGGGCCAGCAGGTAAGCGTTGTGATGGATACCGCTGACGCAGCGTTTGACGGTGTGTTCACCGTGACCGCTGTGACCAGTACGACTCTCTCGTTCGCCTCTGTCGCTTCTGATGTTGGAAGCACGGCAGCGACGGGAACGTTAACGGCGTTTGAGCACTCCACGCTCTACACCTGTCCGTCTGCTACGGCAGCCGTCGTGTCCACACTCACGATCTGTAATCGCAGCAATACTGCTGCGTACTACACGATTGCGATTTCGGACTCGAACTCGGGCGAACCAGCGACGAGCAAGTACATAGTTCGTAACGATGTTTTGACGGGGTTCGAGACTGTCGGCCTAACTCTTGGCCTCACGTTGGATGCAACCAATAAGTATGTGCGCATTAGTGCAAGTAACGCGAATCTGACCTTCGCATTGTTCGGATCGGAGATTTCCTGAAATGGCTATTGATCGTTTAAAGAACCCGTTTGGTTCGGCTCAGATTGTATCTGGACTTGCTCCAGAGAACTGGGCTTACGCAAGTAGCACCACGGGTGCCGCGACCGCTTACACGTTCACAGGTGACGGGACTGCTGGCACCGTAAACGGTGGTCAGTACCGAGTTCACCGCTGGGATTACACGGGGACGCAAACCTCGTGGGGTATCACGTTCCCCCAGGCCGGAACCGTTGACTTCTTTGGTGTTGCGGGAGGTGGCGGCGCACGCGGAACCCCCTCGAACTCATATGGCGGGGGTGGCGGGGGCGGTGGCGGATTGATCCTGAATTTTGATTACGGGGTAACCGCTTCGACGTACACCGTTTCCGTCGGCAAGGGCGGTCAGTATTCAGGTATTGGGCAGTTTTATTACCAAGACGCTAACTACGTTTCGGAAGATTCCGCATTCGGTTCGTTGACTGCTATTGCAGGCGGCGAGGGTGCCATGTCGTACTCAGGAACTCGACAAGGCGACGCGGGCGGCTCAGGCGGAGGCGGCTCATCCGGCCCCAGCCTTAGTGGGCAACCCGCTGGTGGGTCAGGAACATCAGGTCAAGGCCATCAGGGTGGAGCAGGCAGCGGTTCGACACCAGGCTATTCAGGCGGCGGCGGAGGCGGGTACGTCTCCCAAGGATCGGACGCTGGAATGGACAGCAACTACCTAGGCGGAAACGGCGGAAACGGCCTAGCA